TCTATTACTATGTTTATCCCATAAAGTGTTATATGTGTTAGTATATTCTGTATCATCAGCTAATACTGTTTTAATCTTTTTTAATTTATGATCAAAATCTGTAAATTTTTCTGGTGTTGAACCCGACCTATCAGCTGGTTGTGCTGATGATTGTAATTCTTCTGGTATGTTCCAACTAAATTCTATTTTATCTATCGGTGTTATAGTACTGTAATCTTCTACTTCAACTGACTTAAAAGTTTCTTCACCAGTCTCATAATCTCTATAATATATAGTCTTTTTCGAAGGTGTTTTATCGTACAATGAAATTGTACAGATAAGAGAAACAGTTTCACCATTACTCTTTCTTTGAAATTCGTATGTATCGTGTGTACTTAACATGCGTCTATTTCACCTGTATGTTGAACATAACTCGTTAAAGAAGCTCTAACTTCATGGTATGTGGGATTATATGCAACACTAAACCCTGGACTATTTGGATATGTCCAATTAAATCTAACACCTATACGGAAAAGACCAAAACCTTGATCATTCTCAGCACCTTCAGATTGAGTATTCTGTGATATTTTATAACCTATTGCTGTTGAACCCAAGTTAGAAGTACTAGTAGATCCATTTGAAACTGTTGATACAGTTACTCCAGTACCAAGCATAGTACCAGTAGCGGAGTTACTGATCGTTGTATAACTCATACTACAACCTGTTGGTATCATACCACTAGTATTCGCTTCAATCTTAGCTAAGGTTTTAATAGAAGTGGATGATGTAGTAGTGGTGTGATTGTAGAATGTGGGAGTAGGTGAACTATTCCCTAGTGCGATACGACCATAAATGTAAACAACACCACTAATTTTTTTACAATAAATTTCTATCCCTTGTACAATTGGTACAATACAAGAACTAGAATACCAGGTTCTATCGGAGTTCATACTATCTTGTCCTAATACCGTTTGTCCTGGAACACTTCCAGGATCATAACCGATCCACTCACTCATTGAGTATGGACCTGTATTTAATCCCGCTGAACCTGTACCTTGAGCTGATGTTACAGTCCCAGCACTTCTTGAACTGTTATTCCCACCATAATAAGCTGTTGTTTTTGTTAATCCATATTGTGAACTAGTAGTTGTCCCACTAGCTATATTTGTTTTTACTTCTCTAGCCGATAAAGTACCAAGACTCAAATTAGAGTTAGCTATACCTTTTTCGGAAGCTATTGTACTTAATGATACATTTGATGATCCTATTGTCATAATCGAAACTCGTTAAATTGTTTTATTCTATTATTTATGTCTTCTTTAACAGAAGAATCCATACCGTTTTTAATATGTTGGATCCACTCTAATGCTGATGTATTTAAATTTCTAGACCAGTTAGTTAATTTTCCTGATACTTTAATATCTAATTTACCACGATTATTTTCTATTTCATGATAATCTCTACCCACTAATGCTTTAAGTTTAGTTTTTACTTTTTGAGCGGCCTTCCAAGAAACTTCTACTATTTTAGGTGGTATCGTTCTACTTCTGGCATTGTTTCTTTCTAACGCTACATCTAAATCTGTTTGTATGAATAATACTTTAACATCATAACCTATTTGTTTTAGTTTCTTGATTGTTTTTGTAGTCTTTGCTTGATCACCAGATGTTGAATCTATAATTACACCCATTCTAGCATCCATTAATGAAGTCAATCTTTTACTTGTTAATGCTTTAGCTGCTAATCTAGCTGCTTCTCTTTCTTCTGTTTCTGTCTCTGGCATTTTTAATGATAAACCCTTCTTCTTCATTAACAATTCAAAAAAACTATCTGAGTTTACAACAACTAAACCCATAGCAGCTAATCCAAGTTTTTGTGCTACATAAGATTTACCACTACCAGGTCCACCCGCTAGTACAATCGCTTTGAATATACCAGGGTCATTTATACCCTCGACTATATCTAAAACTAAATCGTCTTCTTTATATTTAATTAAGTCCATGTTTACTTTTTGCCATGTTCATAGCTGTAGCGTGCATCACTTCATCAGCACGATCACCATATCTCTTTTTAAAATCATCTCGTTCTTTTTTCAATTCTTTATAGAACTTTTCTTTATCGACTAAAACTTTTTTAGGTATTTCTTGTTCGTTTCTAGTTTTTATATAATGAGTAGCATTGTTATGTTTTTTGATATAGTCTTTAATCTCTTGACCTGGTGTAAAATCTTGTGCATATTCTCTACCCTTATCTGTACCCCATTCATGTTGTTGAGGATTATATATTTCATACATAAAGTCTGGAAATACTTCGCGAAGACCCATACCTTTTTGTACAGCTTTGTACAACTGTTTACCTAATCTATATCCTCTAGGTAAAGCATTAATAAATCCTTCTTTATCACCAACATGAACTAACTGTCTCATTTTAGAAGCACTCATACCTGATACATCATCTGCGTCAGCATCTCTCTCACCAGCTGATATTACTTTAATACTTTTAAACTTATAAAAACCATGTCTAGATTTAACACCATTGTATTTCTTTAATAATGTATCAAACTCTCTAATTCTATCTGAACCAACGACCATTTGTATATGTTCATAGCCATCTTTATGTAAATCTACTACAACATCAAATACAGTTCTGGCTACTGTATCTTCAACTTTAATACCACTAGGTAACATAGCACCCATGTATTTTCTAATCTGAGCATTTGTTAATGGATTCTTTTTCTTATCTGTTGTATGTGAAGTATAGATTTTAACATCTCCACTTTTAGATACTTTTTTCATCTTAGCGGCTAACTTCATATGTCCAACTGTAGGTGGATTGAAACGACCAAAAGTAAAGGTTACACCCTTTTCACTCGATTCTGTTATTTCTTTAAAATTTTTCATTTCTTTATCTTTAACACTAATTTAGTTTTACCTTTTATAACTCTATGATACATACCTTCAGGTATATCAAACTTTCTACCTTTTATCAATTCAAATGGTAAACTACCATTGAACTGAAATTGCCAACCCTCACCTTCAAGTACTTCGACTGTTCTATCTTCTTTATCACGATGCCAAACTAAATCTTCACTATTTACAGTAGGCTCAAATAATCTCAAGATACCTATATCTCTATAGGGTTTACCAGAAGAAATTTCCACCGCCTGTCAATCCTAAATCTTTAGCATAGTATGGTAATCTACAACTCCAATATCTTGGTGTTGTCTTATCATTTGCTGTATCACAATTATGTCTATCGGCAAAAGCCTTTCTTGCTTTAGGATCATCAATCTTAACAGCCAATTTTCCACCACCACCTTTGGCTCCGAATGTAACTTTCTTTACTTTGTCTCCGTCTTTTACATAGACATAGTATTTCTTCGGACCACCTTTTTTTGGTTTATTGATTTCTTTGTCTTCATCTTCTGAGACTTCAATCATTGGTCGTTCTAAAGGTACATATTTACCTTCATACAATCCATATTCGATATGTTCTAAGAATGTCTTCATTTGCCTCTTACTTTATCAGCTAAATCTTTGTCAGCCTTACCCCAAGTACCTTTACCTTTTGTTATAAAAGAATTAACCCTAGCATGACCCCATTGAACAGCTGTTGTGCCTGGTCTATGACCTGTCTGCCAAGCTTTAACACCTCTTTTGAATACTTGTTTTAATATTCCAACAGGTATCCCAGACTTCTTAGCTTTAGTCGCTAATGCTTTATCAGCATCACCTTCACCAAACATTTTTCTAAACTTCAATGTATGTTTACTTGGTTTTGTCTTAGCATCTTTATCACCTGGTGCTGGAGACTTACTACCCTTTTTAAAATGTTTAGCTCTTGCTTCTTTATCTTTTTTACTTAACCCTTTGTAGTATTTTTTAGGTTGTGTACCTGGTTCATCAGCTACATGAGGATCTTGTGGTTGTTTTCTTTCTTTCATACTACTATTTATCCCAATTCTTAGCTACAGTAAAGTTATTAAAACTGAACTCTAGTTTATCTACTATTTTAACAGCACCACCCGTTTTGTCAATAGCAACATATCCTTCTGGATTTACTACTTTCAATCCGTTGTCTGTTTTAACGAATGTCTTAGCTAGACCTTTAGCTGAGTCTAGTTGATTAATTATCATTAGTTTAGCTTCTATAAGAAATTTCATAAAATCTACTACATTCTTTAATGCGTCTGTAGCTTTTCTTATTTCAGCTAAGTGTCTTTTTAAATTCTGTTTCGCTGTAGGTGAATCACCTTTATTCTTTATCCACCAATCATTAAAATGTTTGAAGTACATTTGTACTACTTTTCCAGAAGCTGGTAATGTCTTACCTGCTCTTGTATATGTGTTCAAATAAGTTTTGAATCCAGCACCTTGAGCTGAACTACCCAAACTGTCTTGCCATCTCATAAATTTATTAAACTTACCTGCGTTGATCTTATGAAATTGTTTACCAGCATTTGATAATAGTTTAGTTACTTTTACTGTATCTGAAGCTGTGAATGTAGCTCTACCCGATACATCTTTAAATGTAGCATCGTCTTGCCAGACACTAGATGATCTACCAGGTATCTTAGCTCCGAATGATGCTTTCAGATTTTCTACTGAATCACCTCTATATGTTGTATGCCAGACAATTCCTACTTTAGCATTGTTTATTTCTTTACCTATTTTAGAATTAACAGGTACAGCATACATAATAGTATTTGGTGTAAAGACATAATGTGATTCACCATCAATATCTTTTGTAGTTACATCATCTGTAAACATTAGATCACCTTGTAGTATTTCAGTCATACCAAGTTTCGGAAACTCTGCCAGACAAACTTTTAATTTCTTAGCTAACTCACCACTCTTATCAGCATCAATGTCATCATCGCTATGATAGTAGGCACCCTCGGCGTTTCTCTTACGAAATAAACTCTTAGTAGCTACAAAGAATTTACCTGTCTCTGGGTGAGGCCCTGCGAATACAGCCGGAGCACCATCCCACTTGACTGTAACATTTAACTTAGACTTCGAACCACCTTTGAACATATCTCTCAATGATTGTAGAAACTGTATTGAACTACGACCACCAGCAATACCAAAATTTAGAATTTCATCTTCTAGATGTTCTAAATGTAAATTCTTTCCGGCTGCTTCTGTTAAAAATTCCATTACTTAATCTTCTTTACTTTTCTGGGTTCAAATATTACTAACCCTTCTATTTTATCATCACTAACTACACCATCGTAACCCATTTTTTTTAATTCGAATGTTAATGCCTTAGCAAACATAGGGTCAGCTGAATATCCTGTTATACCCATTTTCTCTAAAACACTTAGAAAGTCTTCACCTTTTGAATCTGCTAACTTTAGATTCGCTGGAACTTTAAACTCTACAACTACACCAGCCATAGTACCTGCTCTTGATAGATTAGCATATGCTAGAGCTGTATCTC